TCATGATTGTGCCCGGTTCGATGGTGTGGCAGAGGACGCATTGACAAGGTGGTCATAAAATAAGGCGTAGCTGGTTTCCACCTTGGCAAGGCTGGTCAGATACAGCAGGCCAAGGGCCACGGCATAGACCAGGTAGCACACCAGGTACAAAACATTACTGTCCACAGGCAGGCTTACTTCCAGCAGTGTCAGCAGCTCCGGTACATACAGAATCAAGCTTAGCAGCGCCGTCAGCAGGTAGTACCACCACCAGCCAAGGTCCAGCTTCACAAGCTGCCAGCGGTGGCGGTGGATCAGACGGCAGCTTTCCCACATGGCCCGGACAGCACCGGGGCGGTCTGCGTCCAGCACCCGGTAGAGGGCAAGGCGGAACTGGTAGCTTAAAAACAGCGACAGGGCCATCACAAGGGAGATCCACACCACATACAGCGGCCCCATGGCGGAAATGACAGCGCTTTGGATCTCGGGGGTCAGCTCGGTGGAGGTATACAGGATGCCGGTCATGGATTCCAGTAAAGTTGTGCCCCAGGGGGTTACCAGGAAGACCGGCATTACCACCATCAGCAGGGCGTAGGAGGCGGCAAAATATACAAAGCTTTGGCACAAAGACAGCCGAAGCAGTACGCCCCATCGGCGCAGGCCGCCCAGCAGATGGCCGGTTTCCACCGTTTGGCTTCGGGCAAACCCTATGGCGCAGCAGGTGAAGCCGGCGGTCCACAGGGGCAGGAATGCCTGGGCAGCCAGCGTAATGAGCATTTCTACGGTGGAGATCAGTGTCCGCTTGCCCATATCTCCCAGTCCGCCGGTGCGTTCCATCAGCAGATCGCACACAAGGGCGGTCAGCGCTACTACCAGGCCGACGGCCAGGTATACAGCGGTGTAACGGGCAACGATAGGCCTGGCCGGGGCGGTAAGGGTTTTGGCGGCGCAGCGAAGGTCTTTCGGTCTGAGAGAGTTCATAGGCGGCTCCTTTGGAAATGACTTTTTGCTATCATACCACGGTTTCCCTCTGTTGACAAGGGTACAAAAGCGGTACTTTTCAACAGGAAAATTTCAGATGCAACGGCGAAAGCGACTGGGCGGCAGTCGCTTTCGCCGTTTTATAAGGTGGGACAAATGTGGGACGATTTTCGCAAGCCGGCAGGGTATAGTGGTGGCGTAGGATCGATCGAAGGAGGTGGTTTGGTGGAAGGTATTACGGAGCAGCGGGTGCTGGAGGAACTGTGGGCTATCGCCGGGGCAAGGGCCACAGATTTTCTGGAGATCAAGGACGGGCAGCTTGCTGTCCGGGATACTGCCGACCTGCCGGACAGTCGGGCCATTGCGTCGGTGGAGCGCTCCACCACCGGCATCAAGGTCAAATTCTACGACAAGCTCCGGGCGCTGGAATTGCTGGGCAAATATCTGGGCCTGTTTGACAGCACAGCTGCCCGGGAAAGCGAGGACAACAATCTGCTGGAGGCCATCGTGGCTGCAGCGGCACAGGAGGTGAGCGTCCATGATCTACCGGAGCTTCAGCAAGCGGCAGCTGCTGGCGATGACCTGGTGGAACAGACCGAAGCTGAAGGAACATGACGCCATCCTCTGTGACGGTGCGGTGCGCTCCGGCAAGACGGTGGCGCTGACGGTGGGCTTCTTCCTGTGGGCCATGACGCGCTTCAACGGCAAGGTCTTTGCCCTCTGCGGGCGGACGGTGGGTGCGGTGCGGCGCAATATCACCGTCCATCTGCACAGCTGGCTGGGCGGTCTGTTCCGCATCACCGAAAACCGGGCGGAGAACCGGTTGACGGTGGAATACGGAGGTCGGCGCAATACCTTCTACCTTTTCGGCGGCCAGGATGAAAGCTCTGCATCCGTCATTCAGGGTATTACCCTGGCGGGGGTATTGCTGGATGAAGCGGCGCTGATGCCCCGGTCCTTTGTGGAGCAGGCCTGCGCCCGATGCTCTGAGCCGGGGTCAAAGCTGTGGCTTTCCTGCAACCCCGGTCATCCGGAGCATTGGCTCCACCGGGAATGGATCCAAAAGGCAAAGCAGAAAAACACGCTGCACCTTCACTTTACCATGGAAGATAACCCGGCACTGGATCCCATGGTGCGCCGCCGGTATGAGAGTCTGTACACCGGGGCTTTCTACCGCCGGTATGTGCTGGGACAGTGGTGCGGCGGAGAGGGCCTGGTGTATGAGTTTGACCCGGCTGTTCATGTGGTGAAGGCGTTGCCTGCCCAGGGGCGGTGGTTCATCTCCGTGGACTACGGCACACAGAATCCATTCTCCGCCGGACTGTGGTGCGTCAGTGGGGGCAAGGCGTACCGGGTCCGGGAATTCTACTACAGCGGGCGGCAGACAGGAAAGCTGCGCACCGACCGGCAGTATCATGAGGATCTGGTGAAGCTGGCGGGAACTGCACCGGTGGAGCTGGTGATCGTGGATCCAAGCGCATCGTCTTTTATAGCGGAGCTGCGGCGGCAGGGGGTGTTTCGGGTACGCAAGGCCAACAATGCGGTGCTGCCCGGCATCCAACTGGTGACCCGGCTTTTACAGCAGCGGCGGCTGCTGGTGGGGGAAAGCTGCCGGGATGCCATCCGGGAGTTTGGCCTGTACCGATGGGCGGAGGGGTCGGATTCCCCGGAGAAGACCGACGATCACGCCATGGATGAGATCCGGTATTTTGCCATGGCGGTGCGGAGACTAATTGATAATTGACAATGGACAATTGACAATTGGGAGCCGGGAAGGGGTGCGATAGGGGGCGTAGGGACACAGCTCCTGCGGTGTCCGCCCATACACAGGGAAATGAGGAGGAACAATGAAACAATTTGATTATCAGCAGGCATTTGGAGCCTGGGACAGGACATCGCCTGCTATGCAGGAGGCCATCGCCGCATGGAACAGGCTCTACTATGGCAAGGGCGACAGCTGTCAGCGCATTGCCTACACCCTGGTGGGTAAGCTGGTGCGCACGGTATTCAGTGAGTATACCGCCGCCTGCGACCACCCTTTTTACAGCCGGGTGCTGGCAACGCTGGATAACAGCCGCAGCCGGGCCATGCAGGTGGCACTGGTGGGCGGCAGCTGCTGCATCAAGCCCTGCCCCAAAGAGGGCGGCTTTGATTTCACGCTGATCCCCAGAGATCACATACTGGTCTTTGGCAGGGACAGCGCAGGCCGGCTCACCGATGTGGGACTGACCCAGCGGTGTGTCCGGGGCAGGTACTATTACACGCTGTTGGAGCGCAGAACGCTCCACAAGGGTGCGCTGACCATCGAAAACCGACTGTACCGCAGTATCAGCGACAAAGCGCTGGGAGAGTTGTGCAGCCTGGCGGACCACCCGGAATTTGCCCATCTTCCCAGCCGGTATACCTTCCCGGCAGTAATGGAGAATGTGGGTCTGGTGGAAATGAAAATGCCCCTGCTCAACTGCGTGGACGGCTCCCACGACGGTGTATCCGTCTATGCCGCTGCTGCGGAGCTGATCTGCCGCATCGAGGAAAATGAGCAGCAGCTGCGCGATGAATTCCGCCGGGGAGAGAGCCGCATCATCGTATCCCGGGATCTGCTGGATGAAAACCAGCAGCTGAGCCAAAACCTGTTTGTGGGGCTGGACGAGGATGCCCAGCAGGTGGGCCTGCACATTTTTTCACCCCAGCTGCGGGAGCAGTCCTATCTTGCCCGGAAGGCGGAGTATCTGCGCAATGTGGAGTCGGTCATCGGCCTGCAGCGGGGTATGCTCAGCGATGTGAATGCCCAGGACCGCACTGCCACCGAGGTGGCGGCCAGCGAGGGCGAGTACAATCTGACGGTGATGCAGCTGCAGAGCATGTGGCAGCAGGCTGTGGAGGAAACCATGCAGCTGTGCGGCTGCCTGGCAAAGATCTTCGGCCTGTGCGGCGCGGAAGTGCCTAAGCTCACCGTGGACTGGGGCAACGGCATCCTCTACGACGAGGACAAGCTTTGGGCTGACTACAAGGAAATGGTCGCCATGGGTCTGGTGGCGCCGGAGGTGGCACTTGGCTGGCGCTTTGGCATGGATGCCAAGGACAGGGATGCCATCCGGGCAAAGTATATGCCCAATGGACAATTGACAATGGACAATTGACAATTGTGTTCCGCAGATATCCGTGTCATTCCGGGGATGGCTTCGCAATAACAGGGCAATTCGGAGTATGTAGGGGCGATCATTGATCGCCCGATGGAATACGGAAGGAGATAAAGAATGCAGAAAATTTTGGAAGAGCTGGGCTTGGCGCCGGAGACCGTGGAGACCATCCTCGGCGAGCATGAAAAGCAGCTGCGCCAGGTGCGGCTGGAAGGCTGTCTTCACAGCGCCGTTGCCAAGGCCGGCGGCAAAAATGTGAAGGCCATCGGCGCATTGCTGGACATGAGCGCCATCGCGGAAAGTGAGGACATGGCAGCGGCCATGGAGGCGGCGGTGGCGGAACTGAAGGAGAGCGACGGCTATCTGTTTGCCGCTCCCACAGCCCCCTATGCTGCCGGCACCGGCACTGCCAAGCCGGAACTGGGCAAGCCTGCCACGCTGGCAGAGGCATTGCGCGCAAGGATCCGGAAGTAATGGATAATTGGGGCGGAGAGCAGAAAGTGCAAAGTGCAAAACGCAAAGCGCAAAACGGGGACGGATTGCCACGGGCGCAAGCGCCCTCGCAATGACAGCGCATTTACGACGCCAAGACAAATCATTGTCAATTGACAATTCTCAATTCGTATTACGTGCCGGGCGTTCCCGGCGGAAAGGATGATAAATATGGCAATTACTCTTATGGAAGCAAAGGTCGGCATGGCCGACAAGGTGGATTGCGCTGTTGTGGACATGTTCCGCCGCAGCTCTCAGCTGCTGGACAGCCTCACCTTTGACAACGTCATCAGTCCCGGTACCGGCGGTTCTACCCTGACCTACGGCTACATCCAGCTCAAGACCCCCGGCACTGCCGGTGTGCGTACCGTAGGCAGCGAGTTCGCACCCCAGGAGGCCAAGCGGGAAAAGAAGACCACCACCGCTGTGATCATGGGCGGTTCTTTCCAGGTGGACCGCGTGGTGCAGAACACCTCCGGTGCTGCCGATGAGGTGGCCTTCCAGGCAGAGCAGAAGGTCAAGGCTACCGCCAACTGCTTCCACAACATGGTCATCAACGGTGACACCGAGCAGGGTGGCTTCGACGGTCTGGACAAGCTGCTCACCGGTACTGCCAACGAGCTGACCTCCGCGGTGTCCATCGCTTCCTCTGCGGAGCTGGACAGCAACTACAACGCCTTCCTGGATGAGATGGATGCCTTCATCGCCACCCTGGACGGCACCCCCACCCTGCTGCTGATGAACACCGATATGCTCATCAAGCTGCGGGCCATCGCCCGCCGTGCCGGCTACTACCAGCGCAGCCAGGACGATTTCGGCAACTTCGTGGAGACCTACGCCGGCATCCCCATGGTGGACATGGGCAAGTTCTACGACGGTGAAAACCGGGTGGATGTGATCCCCACCCAGGACGGCAAGACCGATATCTACGCCGTCTGTCTGGGCCTGGACGGTCTGCACGGCATCAGCCCCACCGGCACCGGTGTCATTACCAGCTACCTGCCCGACCCCACCGCCCCCGGCGCTGTCAAGACCGGCGAGGTGGAGCTGGTGGCAGGCATCGCTCTGAAGAATACCCTGAAGGCAGCAGTCCTGCGCGGTATTTGCGTGGCGTAAGCCGGGAGGGCCTGCACATGGTGACCTACGATTTTTATAAAAATACCTACCTGGGCACGGCCCTTTCCGAAGCCGCTTTCCCCCAGGCCATAGCAAGAGCTGTGGCCTGGCTGGAGAGCATCGAACGGGTCTGCCGGGTGGATTGTCCCGGCCCCGACAGCCGTGCCATGGCTCTGTGCGCTGTGGCGGAGACCATGGCGGCATGGGAAAAGCGGCAGTTTGTGGCCAGCACCACAGTGGGTGGTGTCAGCGTCCGCTATGAGGCCGGGCAGAACCGACTGCAAAAGCAGCTGCTGCAAAGTGCCGGGATCTATGTGACCGTTCGCCGGGGGGTGGCGTGATGAGCCCGCTGTGTGACATGACGGTGACGGTCTACCGGGGAAAGGTCAGGCAGGTGGTGGAAAACTGCTTCTTCTCCAGCCGGTATACGGGGCTGGAGGATATCCGTGGCACCCGGCTGCGGGGAAAATTTACCCTCATTACCCCAGCGGACATTCCTGTGCGGATCGGTGACCGGGTGATGCCCGGCATCGGGGCGGAGCTTGCTCCGGAGGATGCTCCCAGAGTAAGCTGGGTGCAGCCTATGTACTTAGGCGGCAGCCTGCACCACTTTGAAGCCGGTAACTGAGCGGAAGGTTAATCCAACCGGCCAATGCCTCCCCTGTGTAAGGGGAGGTGGCAAAAATCTCTGATTTTTGACGGAGGGGTTGTACGGCATCGATACACGACAATCCCTCAGTCACGCTGACCGCGTGACAGCTCCCTGGAGGTGAATTGCCGCAAAGCGGCAAGAGAAACCGCCCTGGGGCGTTACACAAGGGAGCCTTGACGTATGGAATTCGAGAACGAAAAAGGAGAATGACAATGGCAAAAATCGACAGAAAGTATCTTGCCCATTTTATCAACGCCGGTGACGGCGAAGCGCTGTACGTCCGCCTGGGCGAGGACCTGGAGGAGTACAGCCCCGAACTGTCTGCCCAGGTGGACACCAAGAAAAATATCCTGGGTCAGTCCAGTGTGCTGATCTCCGCCTACGAAAAGACCGGCGCGGTAGAACCCTACTACGCCCAATCCGGCGATCCTCTGTTTGCCAAGCTGCAGAAGATCCTGGACGAGGGTCTGGTGCTGGATCAGCTGAAGACCGATGTGGTGGATGTGAAGCTGTGGGAGGGCAGCGAAGGCAGCAGCGAATATCCCGCGATCCGGGAGGAGGCCTATATCGAGGTGACCTCCTACGGCGGCGATACCAGCGGCTACCAGATCCCCTTCAAGCTCCACTATACCGGCCTGAAGACCGCCGGCACCTTCGATATCACTACCCGTACCTTTACCGCGTAATGCGGAAACTGTAGGGGCGGTTATTGATCGCTCCTACAGGATTGCATGGACAAAATGAGGTGACTGTATGAAAAAGATCAAACTGGATACGGGGGTCACGGCGGTGGCCCTGGGCAGCGGTACGCTGCGCTTCCATCCTGCCGATCCCAATCTGTATGTCCGTTTCCAGGAGGCGGTGGAGAAGCTGCAGAGCGTGGAAAACGAACTGGTGGCGAAGGCCGCTGATGCAGACGGTCAGACCGTTGCCCGGCTGCTTTCCGATGCTGACCGGCAGATGAAAAACTTGCTGGACTGGGTCTTTGGCCCCGGCAACGATTTTGACGCGCTGCTGGAGGGGGTCAATCTTTTGGCAGTGGCATCCAACGGTGAACGGGTGGTGACCAACCTGTTTGCTGCGTTGGAGCCGATCCTGGTAGACGGTGCGAAGAAATGCGCCGCCACCATGGCAGGCAAATGAGAAACCTGTGGGAGCTGCCCCGCCGCCTGTCAATAGGGGGCAGGGAAGTGGAGATCGACCCGGATTTTCGGACGGTGCTGCAGATCTTCCGGCATTTTCAGAATGAGGAGCTGCCGGAATTTCTCCGGTGGGAGGTGGCGCTGCGGCTGTTTTACCGGGAGGAGATCCCGGCACAGCAGCGGCGGGAAGCCATGGAGCAGCTGGCACAGTTCGTTTCCTGCGGTCGGCCCGGCAAACCCGGCCCCCGGCTGCTGGACTGGGAGCATGATGCCATGGCCATCGTGGCGGACGTAAACCGGGTGGCAGGCCGGGAAATACGGGAGCTGGAATTTGTCCACTGGTGGACCTTCCTAAGCTGGTTTCACGCCATCGGCGAGGGGCAGCTGTCGTCTCTGGTGGAGCTGCGGCGAAAGCTTGCCCGCGGGGAAAAGCTGGATGACCACCAGCGGCAGTTTTACCGGGAAAACAAGGCTATGGTGGATCTGCCCCGCCGCCACAGCGCCAGTGAGCAGGCTGAGATCGACCGGCTCAACGCCCTGCTGAACGATCCCGGTCGGGCCTGTAGGGGTGGCGATTCGCTGTTCGTGGGAGATCAAAGATCGCCCCTACGAGATTAAACGACAGATGCATGAAAGACAGGAGGTGAAACGATGACAAATGAAGAACTGATTCTGACTACGGCGGTGGCGGCCAAGGCGGCTGCCGGGCAGCTGGGTGGATTGAACCGGGTGCTGTCCACGCTGTCGGAAAAGCTGCACAAAATTTTCGCAGGCATTTCCCTTGCCCGGTATTTGGGGGAGGCGGTGGTATCCACCGGTCAGCTGCGAGGGGAAATGACGGCACTGAAGGCCTCTTTGAACCGGCTGCAGACTGCGTTGGGCAATGCCCTTTTGCCCATTGCCAAGGCGGTGCTGCCTATTTTGCAGCAGGCGGTGAGCTGGGTCAATGCTGCTGTGCGTCGCCTGGGTCTGCTGGCGCAAGCCCTGTTCGGTACTGCTGCCGGACAGGAGACTTTTGCCAAGGCCACGGAGAAGGCTGCCAAAACGGCCAGCCGGTCGCTGGCATCCTTTGACCAGCTCAACCGGATCCAGTCCGGCGGTGTGGCCGGCGGCAGCGGCAGCAGCGGCGGTGCCGGTGGCGGGGCGCAGAGCGCCCCGCTGGAGTTGAGCTTTGGGGAGTTTTACTTTCTCAAGCACGCAAAAATGATGCTCGATGCCCTGAAGGAGCTGGATTTCCAGCCGGTGCTGACTCTGCTGCAAGGGGTCTGGCAGGCACTGGAGCCGCTGGCCGGGCAGTTTTGCTATGGCCTGTACTGGGCGTTTTGGAATGTGTTTTATCCCATGAGCCAGTGGGCGGCGGAGACGCTGCTGCCGCTGGTACTGGAAAACCTGCGACTGGTGCTGGAAAATCTGAACGCCACCATCGAAAGCTGTCGTCCGGCTCTGCTGCTGATCTGGCAAAATACCCTCAAGCCCATGGGCCAGTGGGCTGCGGATAAGCTGGTGGAGGGACTGGAGTGGCTCATGGAAAAGCTGCAGGCTCTAAGCATTTGGCTGGAACACAACGAGATCCCCGTGGAGTGGCTGCTGAATGCTGCCGGGGCGGCCCTGGCGGTGCTGCTGCTGATCAATGCCGCCATGGCCCTGTTCAACAGCCGTACAAGCACCGGCACCGGCATGGTACAGCTGCTGACGGCGGCGCTGAATGCCCTGGCTGCGCCGGTGGAGATGATCCGGGCGGCCATGGAACTGCTCAACACAGGACTGCTGGCCCTCAGCCGCGGTTGGCAAACGGTACGCAGCGATTCCATGGTGGTCGTTCAGGCGGTCCGCGGAGACTGGCAGAATTTGGTCAGCTGGTTTCAGACCGGCGTGCTTGGACAGCTGCGCGACAGCTTCCGCAACGCAGTCAATGGCATTATCGGCTTCTTTAACACGATGCTCAGGGGCATCACCAGCGGCATCAACAACCTAATCAGCCGGCTGAATACCATCAGCTTCGAGGTGCCCGACTGGGTACCGGATCTGGGCGGCAGCAGCTTCGGGATCAGCCTGAATACGCTGCGCACGCCGCAGATCCCTATGCTGGCAAAGGGTGCGGTGCTGCCTGCCAACCGTCCCTTTATGGCAGTGGTAGGCGATCAGCGCCACGGCACCAATGTGGAAGCACCGCTGGAGACCATTCAGCAGGCGGTGGCCCTGGTGATGGAGGACATTGCTGCCGGACAGGTCGCCGGGCAGGAGGCTGTGGTCGGTGTACTGGGACAGATTTTGGAGGCTGTGCTGGGCATCTCCATCGGCGATGGCGACATTGCCATGGCGGTGGACCGGTACAACAGCCGCCGTGCCGTCATGGCGGGCGGATAGTACCCGCTGACAATGCGCACCAAGGCTTCTGCAAAGCGTTGGTTCCCTGACCCGCGGTAACGTTACCGCCGCTGTAAATGATCGTTTATCTTACGAACGGTGTGCACCCATAAAGCCTCCCCTGTGTAAGGGGAGGTGGCACGGCGCAGCCGTGACGGAGGGGTTGTATCACGTCGATTCCTTACAATCCCTCAGTCATATTGCCTAAAGTCGGCAATATGACAGCTCCCTTTACACAAGGGAGCCTTTGGCCTCTGCGGCTAACCTGCTGCAGCGATAAAAGGGAATTTACGGTACAGGTAACGATACCGAGCGGCGCAGGGAAGTAACGAAACGGAATGCACCGTGCACAAATTGTCAGCGGCGACCCGCCGCTAAATGGGAATTTACGGGCGTAGGGCGGAAAGATCGGAAGGAGAATCTATGGACGAGTTATATTTGATCAACGGGGCGGCGCTGCCTCTGCCGGATGCGGGGGTGGAGATGTCCTTCGAGGACCTGGACGGCAGTGATGCGGGCCGGGATGAGGCGGGCTTTATGCATCGCAGTCTGCTGCGGCGAAAGCTGGGCGTGTGGAATTTTGTCTACAGCTACCTGACCCAGCAGGAATTTACCCGGCTGCAGAGCATTTTGCCGGAGGGCGGTACATTTTCCTTTACCTACCCGGACCCGGCGGACCCCACCGCATCCAAGACGGTGACGGCCTATCTGAGCAAGTACGGCATCAGCTGGTACAATGCCAGGACCGGCCAATACCGCAATCTGAAATTCAGCATTATCCAGTGCTGA